TACTCTTGTTTAGCTTTCTCAAATTCAACCTGTGCAGCCATCTTTTGCTGTTCCATTTGAACTGACATCTGCATTTCTTGTATCTTAGCTTGAGTCTGAGCCTGTATCTTTTGCATCTCAATCGGTGGGGGTTTTGGTTGGCCTTCCATCGCTTTAGCTTTGTTTCTAAAATCATCGGCAGTTTCATCAATCAGCCCTTCCATGCCTTTACCAGCTTTAAATGCTGTGACACCAAACTTTAACATTTCCATCAGTAATGGGGTAAGTTCGGGGGCTTGGGTGGCTACTGGCAAGGCTTGGTTCATAAACTGGCTAACTGCCGTTAAGAACTCAACTCTGTCTTGTTTCTCTTGTTGCTCGTCTTGATAAATCATTGAGTCGCTAGTGACTTCAATACGGAAGTTCTTAGCGGGTTCGTCTTTCAATAGCTGTAAGGCTTGGGGTACTAACTGTTGGTCTTGTGGGCTTAGTTGCATTGCACCACTAATCTTGACAATCGTATCGTCAGTAAAGTGCCTACAGATAATCTGAGCCTTAATACTTAGGAGTTCAGTAGCAAAATCCACGACTGCGTGTTGCATGGTTTTAAGTCTGCCAGCAGCGTTATTGGACTTAATAATCTGAGCACCAAGCGTTTCATTGGGGTCGGTCTGACCTCGTTGAATGTCAGCAATACCCATAATCTCGTAAATCTGACCCTTAACTTGTTCCATTGCTTGATAGCACATGGTTAGGGCTTGGGCGATTGGGGTTATATCTACTAGGTCAATAGCCCCTTTCATGCCTTGTTTCTCAGCAAAAGCAGCCCAGTTCTTAACAGGTATCAGGGTATTGTTCTCACCCTCAGAGAATAGGCGGGACAAGGCAGGTTCGGCAGCATCATAAACACCCCGTACTTTTAGGGCGTTAATAAAGCCATCTATGCGGTTTGCCAGCGTGTCTAATTGATTAGCTTGGTCTTGGTATAGAACAAAGTCAGGGATTGGCTCTAGGCTATCTGTAGTCAGCGTAGCGTACATTGGCTTAGGACATGGGAAGAAACCTTCTAACTGTAGTGGGTCATCTTTTTCGTCAAGAATCTCACCCATTGACTTGCTAACCCAAAAGACTTTGCCTTGTTCTTTATCCCAAATCTCATAGATACAGGCTTGATGGTGTTCAATCGCCATCTGTTTTTGTGCCCATTTATCGCTATCAGGCTTGGTGTCTAGCGGAATCTTACCGCCTAATTCTTCACCAAAGCGGTCAATCAAGGCTTGACGGCCCATATAAACTTTACGCCATATAGCCGTTACTTCTTCCCAAGTACGAGCAACAGTATGACCAAAATCACGCCAATGGACATAATCAACTGGGGCACACTCATACTCAATTCGTTCTTGCGACTCCACCAGTTCAGCGTTTTCCGTTTCTGCTTCATCGGCATCCTCTGTAATCTGTACTCCATTACCTACATCTTGACCTGCTACACCTGTGTTTAAGTCGTTTTGCTCTGCAACAATATGTGGCTCATAACGCACCCAAGCTGTACCTCTACCGCCTAAAAGTCGGTCTAAGACTGCGTTTTCCATAGCAGCACGATAGTCATGGTAATGCTCAACCTCGTACTCTAATGCCCGTTCTAGCATCATAGAAGCGACTCGACCTACTGGGTCGTTATCTCTAAACCTACGGCTTACATCAGGGCGTGGCAGTCTAGCAAAGATAGCGGGTCTAATAGTTTGAACATTTGACCAAAGGATATTAAAGCGAGCATTAGGGTTATTCCTAGTACGGCTGTCATCTCGATAACGCTTAATGATTCGGGGAACTCTTGCTTCCCATTCCCTAAATGACTTGTCATACTGAGCAATGGTGTTATACCAATCCTCGTAAGTTTTATTAAGCGTATCGTGCATACTTATTCCTAGGTAAAGTTGCCGATTGCTACTACTTCAGCACCAGCACCCGTTGTTATCTTCCAAGCACCATTAACTGATTTAGTGTTGACTTCTACAGAATAGACACCGATTGCAGTATTGGCGGCTACCAATGTATGGGATGTAGTGTTGTCTAACAAGGCTACAGTTCCAGTAGCTGCTGTAGTAACTGTAATAATTAAACGATGTAAATAATCACCTGTTGCACCTGTTGTTCCTAATACTTGGGCGGTTTGTGATGCGGCTACATGTTCATATTTAAAGCCATATTGGGCTGCGATTTCAGGCATTTTAGATTCTCCTATCTTGGGTTTTGGGGGTGGATTTCCACATTTCTTCTAGCGTTACTTCATTCTGTCCAACACTAATGCCACGCATCGGTTGATTTTGTTTAATAGTGTCTGCTTCATCTTGCCAAGCCACAGCCAACATTCTGAAAGCGTCTGAACCATGACTTGTCCAATCATGGCGAGGTTTATCTCGAAATACTTTCTTATCTTCATCGTATTCCCTTTGGTACTGACGCAAACATTCAATGCCCTCTGAACACTTCATGGCATCAAACCAAGTCCTAGCTAATGCCATCCTTGATGCTTGTATGCCGTCTTGTAATGACAGATTTGGAACAATTTTAAACGATTCTTTAGGTAATTTGTCAAAAATTTGCTCAATTATGCTCTTTCCGCCACTTGCCAAAGTTTTAGCTCTAGCGTCATGCGGTAGCCAATGTGTGCCATATTCGTATGGTCGTTCTTTAATTTGGTTAGCGTAATAGATAATCGGTTGCCCATGTGCTTCGTGGTAATCCAATACTCTAATCTCTCCATGTACAACTTGATACCACCATATAGCTGTAGCATCGTTATAGCCTAAGTCCCAAGCTGTATGGACAGGGAATAGGTTATCGCACTCAACCTTAGTGATTCTGTCAGCGTCAGTCAATAGTCGCATCTCAACGCCATATATAGCCCCAATTATGGAAGCCTCAAATGAACACTCGAATTCTTGTTGATACTGGTCTATCGACATAGACTTTAAGGCATCGTCTAGTTCGGTTTGGGGTAGGATTTTGGTCTTGCTTGCCCTTAAAACCTTACTAAACCAATCTTCTTTGTTTATCTCTGCGGTCTGATATATGTCATAAAAGGCGTTATGGCCTTTTGGTGTGCCAATAAAAACGGCCCAACCCATTCTATCGCTTAAAAGTGGTCTTAAAACTGCACCCCATACGCTAGGTTTCATGTCAGCGTATTCGTCTAGAATTACCCCGTCTAGGTACATACCCCGTAATGCGTCAGGATTGTCTGCACCAAATAGACGAATTCTTGACCCGTTGATAAGCTCAACCCACAGTTCTGATTGGTTATGTCTGCGATACAAAGGCTCACTAAACCTAAGCAAGTAATCCCAAGCAATAGATTTGGCTTGGCTATGATACGGGGCAATATAGGCATATCTACCATTGGGTTTGTTCTCCAATCCAGCCTTAATGATAAGGTCATTAATACAGGCTACAGTTTTACCTGCTCTGCGGTGGGCAATAACAATAGACCATCGTTGCTTACGCTCATGGAAGTCAGCAAATATAGGTCTAGGGCGGTACTTTAGCTTTATGTTAGGCATCTGCCCAAGAAATCTTTATATCGCCACCATCTTGGCCTGTAACCTCATTGACTTGGGTTTCTTTCCACCTAGCCCTAGTCTTTAACCAAAAGATTGCGGCAGCCGTATTACCCTTTTTAGCTTGGCTAAACAATGTCCCAGCAATAGCGGCATTAGCGTCTATACGCCCTTCGTCTAGCTCATCCTTGTAATACTTGACCAAAGTATCAGCACTAATCTTTAACCTACTGGCTATATCCTCATGGGGTACACCCAATGCAGATAAGCGTTTAGCGGTATCTTGGCTCTCTTTTGTTGGTTTATGTGCGGGTCTGCCTTTTTCTGCCATTTTTATAACTCCGCTAAAATAGCTTTTTTGCCAGTAAAGTCTTCCCAACGCTTGACTATTACATCGCAGTATTTAGGGTCTAATTCCATTAAACGGGCTTTTCTGCCTGTTTTTTCAGCAGCAATCAGCGTAGAGCCTGAGCCACCAAATAGGTCTAAAACTATGTCGCTACCCTTACTACTGTTAATAATGGCTTCTTCAGGCAAAGCAACAGGCTTTTGTGTAGGATGAACATAAGATGTTTGTGCATCTCTGCCTATTTTCCAAACAGTTGTTTTTGTCCTATCGCCACAAAAAAAGTGCTTGCCTTTACCTTCTTTCCAGCCATAAAGGATAGGCTCATGTTGTGCCCTGTAATCTTGCCAACCCATGCCAGCAGACTGTTTCATCCAAATAATTGTTGATGATTTTTTAAATTGCTCGGCAAATGTCTTTTCAAAAGCTAATTTAGGGGCAGATTGACTATCTGGGTGGCAAACATAAATACAAGCCAAAGCCTTCATATAAGCGAAATAGCAACCAAAAAACCCTCTGCAAAAATCTTCAAATTGGCTGTCCGACATATCATCATTTTTAATAGTGCCAAGATTATTCTCGCCCCTACCGCTATAAGCTACATTGTAAGGTGGGTCTGTGAAAACTAAATCAGCTAAGTCTTCTTGCATTAAAGAGCCAACAGCATCAATGCTTGTACTGTCACCGCACATAAGTCTATGATTTCCAAGAATATATATATCGCCTAGCTTGGTTTTAGGCTCGATTGGCGTGTCAGGTACGCTATCTTCATCGGTTAGCCCTTCAGTTGTTTCGGGGGCTAATAAAGCGTCTAGTTCTTTATCATCAAAGCCAAGTAGCGTTAGGTCAAAGTCTTGGTCTTTAAGCTCTTGTAGCTCTAGCGACAGAAAGTTTGTATCCCACCCAGCGTTTAATGCCAATTTATTATCAGCAATCACATAAGCCTTTTTTTGGGCTTCTGTCATGTCTTTTAGCTCAATCGTAGGTACTTTAGACATACCTAGCTTTCTTGCGGCTAAAAGCCTGCCATGCCCCGCTATAACGCCTTTATCGCCATCAACTAATATAGGGTTAGTCCACCCAAATTCTTTAATACTGGCAGCTATTTGGGCTACTTGAGCATCGTCATGGGTTCGGCTGTTTTTAGCGTAAGGTATTAACGCTGTTACTTCTACTTCTTTTATCTGCATACTTCCTCAAGTGATTGATTAAGTTGCGTTAATTGTACAGTTAAATCATGTCCTTTTGGAACTTATTAAAGTGTGTTAGCAAAGCAGCTTTACGCTTCATGCGTTTTTCTTCGTTGCCTACTAACTTACTGGGCTTACCACCCTTCATTGAGAAGTCTAGCTTTTTTGGTTCTTTAGTTTTCATTACATATCCTTCATTTTGTCGGTAAGCATTTGTTTTCTAGTCTTTTTGGGCGGTTTTGCCGTCTTAGCCGACTCAATAAAGTCTTGCTTGCTAGGAGCGTCTTTGCTACCAACCTTGTTCATCTTTTCGCCTGAACCAGCCTTGATGCGTTCCCGCTTGGCGTGAATGTTTGCGTATAGTCCTTGTTTAGCCACAGTTCCATCTCCTCATGCTTGCTTTTGCTCGTTCAGCGTTCTTGCTGTTTTTTACTACCCCACCCATTCTTGCACAAAAACTAGCTTTTCTGCCTTTATCGGCATCAGTCTTAGGATTTGGGGCGGGGGCTTTTAAATTGGCGTTGTTCTTACGATTGTAGGCTTCACGACCTTTGGCGGTCATTCCAGCCCCTTGGTCGGTAGGCAGATAGTTCTTACCCTTACCTGTAGTGGTCTTGGGTATCTGCTTATCCATCGCAGCACGAATTTGGTCTTGGCGGCTCATTTTAAGAACTTTAACTTGTAGGTCGTAGTGTTAATTAAGTCGGCAATTTCATCAATAATGTTCTGTAGTTCGCTGTCTTGCGGTAAATCTTGGCGGGCTTCTTTAACAAAGTTCTGTAAAGATTCCATGTAGCGTAAAGGGTCTTTAGGTTGGTGGTACACATTTGGAAATGCGGTGAACTTACCATAAATACCAGCGTGGGATTCAGCAAAGCTGTCAGTTAAATCTACAATGGCTTCGTAGTATTTTTGCAACGCTTTGTGGCGTGAGTAGGAATCCGTTGTGAAATGGAAGAAATGCGTATTAGTCGCAGAATGTAGTAATGTAGCTACAAATAAAGCACAATTTTCCATGCAAACTCCTTGTTTCTAATGATTATAGTCTTTCTTTTCAATTAATCCAATCACTCTTAATGCAGATTCAGGGCTATCCACTCGGCTTAATGGCCCACCTTTCCAATTAGCTATAAACTTTAATTGTTCTGCGGTGAACTTGGCTTTAGCATCCCGTTTAACTTCCATCAAGATAGTTTCGCCATTAAAAGTAACCAATAAATCGGGTATGCCTTTACCGACTTTAGATAAGTCATACACATCAGCACCCGCTTGTCTTAGAGTTTTTACTATTTCCGCTTGGTTAGCGTCAGTTCTTTTAGCGTATGCCATTGTTTTTTAACAGTAATCGGTTAAGATATGCTAACTTTACCATTAAAGGTATGTCATGGCAAAAAAAGTGTGTACCGATGAAGAATTTATAACCATTTGGCGAGAGCATCAATCTCCTGACAAAGTTGGCAAGGCTATAGGACTTAGCACCCGCAATACATTAAAAAGACGCAGAACAATAGAAGATACACATGGCATT